GAATACCAATTTGTGAATGTTTGTCTTTTTCATTTTTATTCCTCCATATAGCAAACTTCATCTTCCAGGTATTGGATCAGTTCTTCCACCTATGCAAAAAATTTCGTGTTGAAAATAACCACAAGTCCGATAGCCACAACCAGAATCAAGATAATCTCCATAATAGCCTCCTTATCTTCTTCCCACAATGTGTTAGTTTTTTTTAAATAATTCTTCTTCCCAGTATTTGATTTTTTTTATGCGACAACAACCTGTTGGAAATATACAAAACACATCTTCAAAATCACCAAATTCCTCTGGCTGCATCAATTTTTTATGTCTTAATTTTTCACAAATTCCGGCTAATTCACTACACCATTTCTGCGTTACTGGATCATATACCTGCAAAATCACCTTATAAGTGCAATTATTGCATATCTTATCTGCCTGATCTTTTCCGTAAATTACATCTAACTGCTTTTTAGAATGGATAAAAATCATGACTTCGATTTTTTCATTATTTAACACAT